GTAAGTTTTTGTTGATGTCATATAATTACGATGATTTTCCCATATGATTTGTGCTTCACTTGGATTATATCCTAAATAATTAAAAAACTTTACATAATCATCCATTTTGTATTTAGAAAACAGACAATTAACTGGTTCGTAGCTTTGTGTTGTTCTTATATCAAATTCGACAGTATTCCAATTTGGTATATTGCTATTAATTAAACTTATGGAGTTATTATTTATATTATTTTCCAATGATGCTATTTTATCTTCTAGCCATTTTATTTTTTCAGATTGTAACTCTGTGATCTGTTGCTGCATTTGATTAATCATACTTTCCTCGTTGCCTTTATCTTTTACGTATCGAAGTTTTATGCCTTGGTCTGTGGTGTGCAATTTGTAATTTAGCTTTTCCGCTACTTTACCTAAACTAGAATCGCGTATTGTTTTAGCAGTGCCATTTAGCCAATTATGTATTTGACTCCTAGCAATACCTGTTTTGTTTGATATGTCGCTTATTGTGTAGTCATTGTATGACATTTGTTGACGTATCATCTCAACAACTACATCACGTTTTTTATTGTATACTGTCATGTCTATCCCTATATACTAATGTGCTAATCTAGGAATAAAAATGCATAAATACAACTTTTCCCTTTTAAAAAGATTATTAGCATACTAATATACTTCACAATGCAAGACACTAAGACTACAAATAACACACGGACAATTTATCAGTTGATGAACCAATATCAATTAAGTTTACGCAAATTAGCGGCTTTAGCTGGACTTTCACCTAGTATGTTATCACGTCTGTTGCATGGTAAAAGAACTTTCTTAACAAAGCATAAAAACAACATTGCTAAAGTGTTTCAATTAGAGAAGGAAAACATCATATGGCCACCGAAGTAGCAACCAATAAAGCTGGCTGGCTAACCGTGCAGCAAGCAGCAGAATATCTTGGCGTATCTGTTCGGGGATTAAAGTATGCTGTGCAGTTAAAGAAAAATAATAAAGCAAATAAAAGTCTTATTTTAAAACAATACGGAAATCGTACACTTATAAATAAAAATAGTATTGATTTAACCGAAACAATTGTAATTAATCTTAAATGACTAGGTGGTACAACATAGCGCTCCGCATGTATGTCTATCCTAACCATACTGTTATGGGTATCGCCTAGTGTATTTACAAATTAATATAAAAGATCGTACTGAACGCGTTGCATTCGCAGCGGATTTAAAAGGAATACTTAGATCTGCAAAGATACAAACAGAAGATTATATACCGGGAATGCGTTTTGGTAAAAAAGCGGATATAGGTATTCGAGCGGAAAATATTTCATTAAAGGTTTTGGCTCAAATCGTGAGTCAAATTGAACGACGTGGATATGATATTAAAAGCACGAAAGGCCCAGAATCTCTGAGCCTCTCGTTCTCTGCATTATCACCACAATAACACAGAAGACAACAGGAGAAGTTAAATATGGGATTATTACCAAGTAACTATAATGTTCCAGAATCTGGCAGCGGGGATCTCTATGCAAAATTAGAGCCGGGCGAAAACAGATTTCGTTTCATTGGGGATATTACTACTGGCTGGATCGTGTGGGAAGACAAACAACCAACACGCTATAAAGCTAAGAGTGATCTTCCAGCGGGAGCTGATGCAAAGCATTTTTGGTTTGTACCAGTTTGGATGGATGACAGTGTCAAGTTTTTAGAGATGGCACAGATGACTGTAATACGTGAATTAGCATTTTTAGATGATGCTGAAGACTGGGGTTCTTTATCTGATTATGATGTAATCGTACGTCGTAATGGTGAAGGCATGGATACAAAGTATCACGTTTCACCATGTCCAAAGAAAGCGTTACCAAAAGCTGCAAAGGATGCATGGAAAGAAATGGAGCCAAATTACAAACCAGAAAATTTGTTTGTAGAAGATGGCGTTGTATTTCTTAGTGGTTCTAAATCAGAAGATGAAGAGCTGCCGTTTTGATTAATGTAGCAAAAAAAGGCTACATGGGAGAAGTCGAGGTTCTTAGCTTATTTGAGAACCTCGATATACAGGCAATGCGGTCATGGGGAAGTGATGGCCGCAGCATGCGTGATCCAAAAGGAAAACCATATTTTAGCGATGTAGACATTGTAGCAATGATTGATGATTGGGATATGACTGTACAAGTTAAACGTCGTAAAAAGTTACCGGCTTACCTCAAGTTCGGTAATTGTGACTTAGTGGCTACACGACAAGATAGAGGCCATTGGGTATATATATTAAGTGAATCCACATTTAAAAGGTTATTGAAAAAATGTGTTTCCAAATAAACAAAGATTGTGCTGGAGATAGCATGACAAATAATAACATCTTTCTGGTTGGCGCTAAGAAGGAATCTCCAGCTAGTATTGCCGACGAAGTCGCAGTGAATAGCGGGGTCAGAAATGTTAAAAAAAATGGTCGGTCGGCTTTGGTGGTAACAGCCGTGACCCCGCAAACTTTAAAGGAGAATAAATGAATAGACGTGCAATTTTAGTTGAAGTTGTAAGCGGATGCGTCGATAAGGTATTAAAGAAGCATTCTCAGAACAAAACTACAGACCTAGCGGATGAAAATATTAGAATCGACATTGCAATGGAAGTATGCGATGAGGTGCTAAACATCGTTGCAAAAAAAGGAGCAAATAATGGAAGTAAGTAATTGTTGCGGTATTGAATTATATGACGATTATGATATATGTCCAAAATGCTTAGAACATTGTGATAGGGAGAAACCTGAATGAGTTTAAATAAAAAAACAGTTAAGATGTTAAATGAAGAATTTGACTGGTTGGCTTATAAAAATAAAGTCGTTCAAAAGCGAGTTAAGCAGTTTAATACAATTGAAAATGCGGTTGTTGAAATGGATGCGGTCATACAAAGTCTGAACGTGCAAATAAAAGCTTTAAATGAAATGATAGATTGGGATGCTATAGATATGGATGGTTTAGATGAAGACTAAAGAATTTAACGAACACAGAAAAGAGTTTTTTGAATCGGCAATGAAGTTAAGTGATGCTAAAAGTATCGAGTATACGATTAGTTCAATTGACCGTTTAGCAAACTTTAAAAATGTTGCTGCACGATTGGGAACCACACCCATGCAAGCATTAATGGTCTACGTATTGAAACACGTTGATGCTATTTGTAATGATGCGAAAACAGATAAGCAGTTTAGCGATGAAAGCTTTTATTCAAGGGCGCAAGATGTTTGCAATTATATGGTTTTAGCCACAGCACTCCACAAGGAAACACATACCAATGAAGATAACACTGAACAAATTAGAAATGAATCTAGCACTACTGAGCGGAACAGAACGAATGATGCAGAACCACAAAAATGGTCTGAATACTCAGAAAAAGTATCTTGATCCAGATGTAAACGGAATGGCTGGCGAGATTGCAGTAGCAAAGTATTTTAATCGCTATCCAGATCTTACTATTGGGCCACATTATAGTGGGTACGATCTAATGATTGCGGGGAAGAAAGTAGATGTTAAGACTACTACTAGAAACCCCGGTTGGTTACAGGCAAAACTAAAAAAGAAAGTCACAGACGCAGATATATATATCATGGTCACTGCGGATATGCCACATTACACAATTCAAGGTGGAGCTACAGCACAGGATCTGATCCAGCAGCACAATATTAAAGATACAGGATATGGGCCAAACTATACATTAGAGATGGATCAGCTAACACCACTAAGCATTCTGTGGCAAAATGCATAGTATGATGAAAGGTAAGATGGGTGAACTGGCCATACGACGCGACTTGCTATCCCAAGGTTATAATTTTTATTTACCTGAAGTGGATGTAACCCAAGTTGATATGATTGTTGAGACAAGTATTTTTGCGATAAAACGCGTGCAAATTAAAACAGTAACAAAGTTAAGACGTGGTACTGCGGTTGAGGTAGATACCACGAAATATAAAGACAAGAATCGTGTCGATGTTGTAGCAATATATTATGAGCCAAAAGATATTATTGCTTACGTACCATACGAAAATACGCATGCGATTTCACTTGCCTTAACTACAGGCAAAAATAACCAAACTAAAAATAGAAAGTGGTTTTATAGCTACGAACGATTCCCGGAGTTTGCATGAAATACGCTGGCAGTATAGACTACGATGATCACAATGGAGATTGGGCTGATGACATCATTTTAGGCGACAATTATAAAGAATTTATAGAGGATATGAAAGATCGTATGAAGATACGTAAAAATAGCAGCGTTTTCTTTGCTGCAAAGTACACGAAGTACGGCACAGAAAAAGATATTACTGGTCAAGTCAAAGCGGACTGTGGATAAACTATATTTTGGCCAAAGTAAAACTAAGACGAAGGTTTCGTTTAAAACAAAACTTATCAAAGCAGCCGGAGGATACGGCGGCTTTATTCACACATACAAAAAAGATCCGCTCTATACCACAGAGTCTCAAGCGGGAAAGTTGGTGGGACGTAATAAGCCGTGTATTTGCGGGTCGGGGAAAAAGGTAAAAAAATGCTGTTTAATCAAATAGAATCAATAGAAACACGAGGTAGAAAATTTATTGTAGATAAACATATAAAGATCTGCAAGAAATGTGATCGCGTTTGGGAGAAGTTAAACAAACGAATACATAATATAACATATACTGTATATCCAAAAGGAGTGATACCACGGATAGGTAAAGGCCATAAGACATGTCCGCGTTGCGAAGAAAGAGGTACAAAATGATGATATTTAATGTAGCAGAATGGTGCGTGGAAGCTCTATTACTTTCTATGTCTTTTTTGTTAACAGCTATAGGCTTATTTATATGCGTTATGCTGATTACATTGGCGTGGAACACATGGAAACGCAGTGATTTAAAACAACAGTTCGATACACTCACAAAGAAAGGGGAATAACATGGGGCAAACTGATTTGCATGG